TCGACGAATAACCACAAAATCCTCCGGCCAGATTTGGTACATATATTTTCCCGAAAATGCTTGCTATTACAGGCGTTCAGAGTGATATATGTACCTACCAAAAAAACACAAAGGAGGATTTCCCATGAAAGCAACCTACAACGTAACCGGAGACGAGCGCAAGGCTCTGGTCGGGATCATTTCCGAGGTCATCGGAACAAAGCCCGTGTATATGCGCATGCCAACCTGCGCTTATGTCATTGAGGGCATCACCGTCGAAAAAGACGGCACGATGGTCTGGGACGAGCGCACCGAAGAGGCAACCATTGAGGCGGTGAAAGCCGCACTCCAAGACGCAGGCTACACCGCTGCAGAGGACACGATGCCGGAAGCCGCTTCTGATGAATACGGACTGGTGGTGCAGATGCCGAAGGCCAGCTTCACAGAAGGCTCCCTCGATAACCTGCATAAGCTCGTCGAGGCCAAAGGCAGCCTGATCAAAAAAGCTCTGGGTGTGACAGACCTTCCGATCACCGAGGAAGACGACAAGATTTCCTTCCCTTGGTTTACCTCCGAGCTGGACGCGGATGAGGTCAGGTCCTACACCCACTTCATTGCTGCTCTCTGCGAGATGGCAAGGAACGCCAAGCGTGTGACCGCCAAGGAAAAGGAAACTGACAACGACAAGTACGCCTTCCGGTGCTTCCTGCTCCGCCTCGGTTTTATCGGCGCGGACTACAAAACAGAGCGCAAAATCCTGCTCCGCAACCTCTCCGGTAGCTCCGCCTTCCGTAACGGCGCACCGGCAAAGGAGGTGGAAGTATGCGAGTGATTTCCAAAGAACGCCTACAGGCGCTGCGTGAGCGTTTTAAGCCCGGTACCCGCGTCGAACTTTTGAGAATGGATGACGTGCAGGCTCCTCCCATCGGGACCAAGGGCACCGTCATCGGCGTGGACGATATTGGCTCCATCATGGTGAATTGGGATAACGGTTCCGGCCTTTCCGTTGCCTACGGTGAAGATGAATGCAAGGTGGTGTCGGATCATGACTGAGAAGATAAAGGAACAAATCCTCGCAATCCGCGACACAGGTCTTACGAACATGTTTGATGTGAGTGCGGTCCAGCGCCTTGCCTACGAGCGAGACTTTTACGAGCTGGTCGTTTACCTCGAAGAAAACCGCAAGGAATATGTGCAGTTCATCCTGACGGGAAAGGCATAAATCACACAGTTTTTTGCTCGAATATTTGTGTAGATTATGCCCCGGAATATCGCAGAAATAGCTTGCTATTATGTGCCTTCAGAGTGATATATGTACATACCAAAACGAACGGAGGTAAACACCATGAACGCAAACAACACCTACTTTGAAAACCTGAAGCGCCTCGGCCATGAATACGAGGAGCGCCGCGCAGCCCACGAAGGCCGCAAGCAGCACATCATCGACACCTACGGCTGGGACAGCGAGGAACTGAAAAACTGGTACGCTGAGAAGGAAGCGATGAAATTCCCCTTCGAGCAGGGAACCTGCAAAGCCTACCGCGCTTGGGCGCAGAGCATCAGCCGCAAGGAAGACGAGCTTGAGATGGACGATTTCCTTTGGGATCGCGAGGTTAAGGACTTCATCGACACCCTCCGCTGCGCCGGGATCAAGAGCTTCGTTTACACCAACCAGAGTACGGCGGTGATGGAAAACCTTCACGCCTTTGCCAAAGAAGGCTGCACGATGACAGGCCTTTGCACCATAACAAGACAGGAAACCCGCTGGGGAGATGAGGAGCCCACCGAGATTCAGGGCATCCGCTTCCAGCTGAACTAAGGAGGTGCCGGATATGTGGAGCGAAGGAACCATCGGCATCCCGGATGCAAACATCAAGGATAAATACACGGTCTGCCACTATTGGGTGAAGCACTACGAGGAACCCAGCGAGACCTACGGAATCAACGGTGGCAAGATCAGCAAGCTGATGATCAAGGTGGCCGGTCAGATCGTGTGCAATTACGACAGAGGCTGGGACGTTGAACCCACCTGCAAGGAAGCAGAGATGGCGCTTTGCATCCTGCTGAACAACTACAACTAAACACCGGCATTTGAATGTGCCCTTGGGACCGAGCCGGATGGCTCTGTTCCTCGTTACGGAAGAAGTCGCTGATGGCGGCTTATTTTTATGCTTTTTGGAAGGAGGTGACCTGCTATCCGTAAGCTGAAAAAATATAAACCGACGCAGTTTGCCGCTAAGGATTCCTACTACGATCAGGAAGCTGCGGATTATGCGGTCGGCTTCATTGAATGCCTTTGCCATACAAAAGGCACATGGGCCGGAAAGCCATTCGAGCTGATTGACTGGCAGGAGCAGATTATCCGGGATATTTTCGGAACGCTCAAGCCCAATGGCTACCGACAATTCAACACCGCCTACATTGAGATACCTAAGAAAATGGGCAAATCAGAACTGGCCGCTGCAGTGGCCTTGCTTCTTACCTGTGGCGACGGTGAGGAACGTGCGGAGGTCTACGGCTGCGCTGCGGACCGTCAGCAGGCGTCTATCGTTTTCGAGGTGGCCGCTGATATGGTCCGAATGTGTCCGGCGCTCAACCGTCGTGTAAAAATTCTGACGGCGACCAAGCGAATTGTATACGCTCCGACCAACAGCTTCTATCAGGTGCTTTCCGCAGAAGCATACTCGAAACATGGCTTCAATATACACGGCGTGGTCTTTGATGAGCTGCACACCCAGCCCAACCGAAAGCTCTTTGATGTTATGACCAAGGGCTCCGGCGACGCACGAATGCAGCCGCTGTATTTTTTGATCACCACTGCCGGTACGGATACGAAATCCATCTGCTATGAAACGCACCAAAAGGCACAGGATATTCTGGCCGGACGCAAGATCGATCCGACCTTCTATCCTGTGATATACGGCGCGGATGAAAATGACGACTGGACAGACCCGAAGGTGTGGAAAAAAGCAAACCCCTCTCTCGGCATTACGGTCGGCATCGACAAAGTAAAGGCCGCCTGTGAATCGGCAAAGCAGAATCCCGCCGAGGAGAATTCCTTCCGGCAGCTCAGGCTCAATCAATGGGTAAAGCAGGCTGTCAGGTGGATGCCGATGGACAAGTGGGATAAATGCTCCTTTGCCGTAAACGAAGATGATCTGGAGGGCCGCGTTTGTTATGGCGGTCTGGACCTGTCCTCCACTACAGACATCACAGCCTTTGTGCTGGTATTCCCACCGGAGGATGAAACGGATAAATATGTGATCCTGCCGTACTTCTGGATACCGGAGGAACAGCTCGACCTGCGTGTCAGGCGCGATCATGTTCCATACGATGTGTGGGAGCGTCAGGGCTTTTTGCAAACCACCGAGGGCAACGTGGTCCACTACGGCTACATTGAGAAATTCATCGAACGTCTGGGTGAACGCTTCAACATCCGTGAGATTGCCTTTGACCGCTGGGGAGCTGTCCAGATGGTACAAAACCTCGAAGGCATGGGCTTTACGGTCGTTCCCTTCGGACAGGGCTTTAAGGATATGAGTCCGCCGACAAAAGAGCTCATGAAGCTGGTGCTGGAGGAACGCATCGCTCACGGCGGTCATCCGGTGCTCCACTGGATGATGGATAACATTTATATCCGTACCGATCCGGCAGGCAACATCAAGCCGGACAAGGAAAAATCGACTGAGAAAATTGACGGTGCCGTGGCGACAGTAATGGCGCTGGATCGCGCGATCCGCTGCGGCACTGATACGTCCGAGAGTGTCTACGATACTCGCGGACTTTTGTTTATCTGAAAGGATGGTGATCAACTATGGGAATATTCAGTGGACTCTTTCGCTCAAGGGATAAGCCCACCGACAGAACAGCTGGTTCGAGCTATGCCTTTTATATGGGCGGCAGTTCTTCCGGCAAGGTCGTAACGGAACGCTCTGCCATGCAGATGACGGCGGTCTATGCCTGTGTGCGTATTCTGTCCGAAGCTATCGCTGGCCTCCCGCTGCAGGTCTACCAATATAAGGACGACGGCGGCAAGGAAAAAGCGATGCAGCACCCACTTTATCACCTGCTCCACGATGAGCCGAATCCGGAGATGAGCTCTTTTGTCTTCAGGGAAACTCTCATGACACACCTGCTTTTATGGGGAAATGCCTATGCGCAGGTCATCCGCAACGGCAAGGATGAGGTCGTGGCATTGTATCCGCTGATGCCAAACAAGATGCAGGTCAACCGTGATAACAACGGTCATCTGTATTACCAATACAGCCACTCTAATGACGAAGCTCCTACCGCTAAAGGGAATACTGTGATCCTGCAGCCATCGGATGTATTGCACATTCCGGGCCTTGGCTTTGACGGGCTGGTCGGCTACTCACCGATTGCGATGGCCAAGAACGCTATCGGCCTTGCAATTGCCACCGAGGAATACGGCTCTAAGTTCTTTGCCAACGGCGCTGCTCCTTCCGGCGTGCTGGAACATCCCGGCACGATCAAGGACCCGACGAAGGTCAGAGACGCATGGATGAGTCAGTTTGGAGGCAGCTCCAATTCCGGTAAGGTGGCCGTTTTGGAAGAAGGCATGAAATACACGCCTATTTCCATCTCTCCTGAGCAGGCGCAGTTCCTTGAGACCAGAAAGTTTCAGATCAATGAAATCGCTCGAATTTTCAGAGTCCCGCCACACATGGTCGGTGACCTTGAGAAATCGAGCTTTTCTAATATTGAGCAGCAGTCGCTGGAATTCGTGAAATACACGCTGGACCCGTGGGTGGTGCGCTGGGAGCAATCCATACAGCGAACGTTACTCTCTCCGGAAGAAAAGAAACGCTACTTCGTGAAATTCAATCTGGAGGGCCTGCTTCGCGGCGATTACCAGAGTCGTATGAACGGATATGCCACAGCGAGGCAGAACGGCTGGATGAGTGCAAACGACATCCGTGAGCTTGAAAATCTCGACCGTATCCCTGCCGAGGAAGGCGGCGATCTGTATCTCATTAACGGCAATATGCTCCCGCTGGGTGATGCGGGTGCTTTTGCAAATACAAGTAACGATGACGGAAAGGAGGACAACACCGATGAAGAACAAGAAGTTCTGGGTGTGGAAGAACGCGGCGGACGAAAGCCCGGACGCAGAACGAGTCCTTGAGCTTAACGGCACCATTGCCGAGGAAAGCTGGTTTGACGACGACATCACACCGGCAATGTTCAAGGATGAGCTTTTTGCAGGCTCCGGGCCGATCACCATCTGGATCAACTCTCCGGGTGGCGATTGCATTGCGGCCAGCCAGATTTATTCCATGCTCATGGATTACAGAGGCGACGTTACCGTCAAGATCGATGGCATTGCGGCATCTGCTGCTTCCGTCATCGCTATGGCCGGTACCAAGGTGCTCATGGCCCCCACAGCGCTGATGATGATCCACAATCCTGCAACAGCGGCGTTTGGAGACCATGAAGATATGCAGAAGGCCATCGAGATGCTCAGCGAAGTCAAGGAGAGCATCATCAACGCCTATGAAATCAAAACCGGCCTCTCCCGCGCCAAGCTATCGCATCTCATGGATGCAGAAACATGGATGAACGCGCACAAGGCTATGGAGCTCGGCTTCTCGGACGGCGTACTGGAGGACGAGAAGAAAACCGCAGCGCCGATGGAAAGCTACGCGTTTTCCAGTAAGGCTGTGGCTGCCGCGCTTATGAACAAGCTCGTGGCAAAGGCAAAGCCTGAATCCAAGCCGGAGCCTGAACCCGAAACCCCTGCCGGACGCTCGGTTGACGAGCTTAAGGCACATCTTGAAACCATCAAAAAATACATGTGAAATGGAGGATTTCAATCATGACTGTTAATGAACTTCGCACCAAGCGTGCAACCCTGTGGAATACGATGGAGGGCTTCCTCGATACCCACAGAACGGACAAGGGCGTGCTTTCCGCTGAGGATGACGCCACCTACAACAACATGGAAAAGGAGCTCGATGCTCTGACTACCGAGATCAAGCGCATGGAGCGCAGGGACGCTATCGAGGCTGAGCTTAATAAGCCTGTTGGCAGCCCGCTTACTGGCAAGCCGGAAAAGCCCGAAGATGAAAAGGTCGGTCGTGCCTCTAATGCCTACAGAGAGGATTTCGGCAGGCACCTTCGCGGCAAGACGCTCCTGCACAACGTGCTCTCTGAGGGTACGGACGCTGATGGCGGTTATCTCGTTCCGGAGGAATTCGAGCGCCAGATCGTGACAACTCTTGATGAGGCTAACGTAATCCGTTCCCTCGCCAAGGTCATCACTAC